GAAGGCTGTAGCAGGGGTGTAGTCAGATGCTGATGCTGCTTCAGCACGAGGTTTGATTTGAACTTTAGCCATGATTAACTCCTAGTGAACAGGGCGAAATTGCCCATCACACCGCGAAGCGGTAAGAGGTAAGAGGAGAGCAGAAGGAAGCGCTACGGAGAGAGAACAGATGACTGTTGGTAAAAAGAAAAGCCTTCCCAAACCAAAGGTAAGGGAAGGCAGATAGCTAGGAGGGAAGAACTCTGGAGGAAGTAGCACGAAGCCACTTACGTCTGATAGTGCTTGAGGTATATCCAGTTATGCGACGAATAGTCCAATGAAGGGCTCGTCCTTGCCAGAGCAACGGATATTCCGTACCAGACCATTTGGCTGATACGGGTATGCCTCGTACGAGAGTGATTACAAGGACATGGTTGGTTTCAGGGGAAGAGACAATGGCAGTGTTGTCTAAAGGGAAGTAGATGGACATGATGAACTCCTGTGTGTAAGGGGGAAAGGAATACCCTCTCTTAGCGAGAGGGTATATCTAGTTGAGTGATGGAAATGAAAGGCTCATTTAGGGAAATGAGGTGCTTTTTTATTGAAATGAGGTCAGTGGCAAAGATGACTGCTACAGTACCATCTTTGAAGCTAACAAGATAACGTTGCATAACAATTCTCCAGTAAGTGAACAAGAATAAGACCACACCACTGCGAAGCAGTAAGAGGAGATATAAGGAGGAGAATAAATTTATATTGAAAGACGCTGAAGAGGAGGAGAGGGAAAGTTGGAGTGAGCTTGGGGGATGACTGTGTCATGTGTAAGTGTAGTGTTGTGTAATGTGTAATAAATAAAAGAGGGGATTTCTCCCCTCTCTTCTTATTTGCGAGATGCTTTGCGAGCTGCAAGTCTTGCATGAGTCTCCTCCTGCAAGGTTGCTGCTGATGCGTCTGCTACATCAGCAAGTCGTTCTGCTGCTGACAATGCCTTATCAACGACATTACCTGCACGGTGCAGTTGACGTTTGCCAAAGCCAAAGAGCATTGCAACAACGATGACGCCAACGATGATAGTTTCCATGATAGTCTCCAATGAACCGAGCGAAATTGCTCACCTCATCGCGTAGCGATAAGAATCCTTTTCATGGAAGAACTCGGGGGGATATTTGGTAAAGGATGAAGAGAAGGGAGGATTCAGCATCAAGACAAAATTATATTGCTCGTATAAAAGTTGCATCGAGGATAAAATTTAATACTCACCACAAACCAGCATCTTGGCAATAAGACAAAACCCAGCACATACGCATATCAACACAGACACACTACTCAAATATTATTTATTCAACCCCTCTTAGTTATATTTATTATTTGATGTCTGTGTTTGTTGTTAGAAGAAGAGAAAGAGAAAGAAAAGATATATTTGTACTCTCCTCAAGGTTAAGGAGTATGGAAGAAGAAGAAGACTTGTCTATGTAAGTAATGTCCTCCGGGTTAAGGGACAAAAAAGAAAGATGTAGCTGCTACCGCAGCACACACAGCAGAAGTAGAAGGAAAGAAGAGGAAGAGTACTTCTTCTGTTGGTTTAGGAGAAGGAGAAGAAGCCTCGAGGTTAAGGGTATGTATGAGGGGAAGAAGAAAGGGTAGTATCTTTTCCTGTTGGTTTAAGGAAAGAGAAAGAAGCCCGTGAAAGGAAGGAGAAGATGGATGAGTACAAATATATTATTAGAGAGATGGTGAAAAGTTGAGGATGTTACTTACGCTTTGCTTTTCTAGCTTCTAAACGGATTAGTGTTTCTTCTTGGATGGGGGAGGGTTTCTCTGTTGGTTTAGAAGAGGAGGAAGATGTATTGAGAATATGAGAAAGAAATACTAATACCCCCAAACCAAAGAAGAGGATTAGAGACCAAAGGATAGAAGCAAGCCAAAGGTAAAAGGGAAGAAGAAGGATGTGGAGGAAGGTCATGGGATGTTCTCTGTTGGTTTAGAGGAAAGAAAGAGAAGCCCCGATTAAAGAGAGGGCGAAGCTCTATTCATCAGACCAGTCGGGTTAGTCTCTGCTACAGGAGACGTTGATACCGGAACAATTCAACAAGGTTAATGGAATGGTCTGATGGAATTCAGCCGAGGGTTTGAGGTAACACCCGCAACCAGAACATCAATATCAGGCCTTATGCTTTCCCTTTCTGATATTGACAATAAGAGATTCACTTAGGAGGTAAAGGGAGAAAGGCAAGAGAAGAGGAGATAGATGAATAAACCAACGAGGAGTGTGTAGATGACATCTGACCAGAAGGGAGGAGGAGTTTCTTTCATTGGTTTAGGAGAAGAAATAAAAAGCCCCTCAAGAAGAGGGGAAAGTCCGAATGGGACATAAAGGAGACTGGTGGGTAGCCTAGGACTCGAACCTAGATGTCATAGAGGACGGCAGATTTACAGTCTGCTGGTTTAACCAATTCACCCAACTACCCGGAAACTGGATGGACAGTTTAGACTCATGTCCGGGAGTGAGAGGAGTTTTATTATGAGGTAGTTTTATGTCATACCCAGGACAATCGTTCACAACTTGGAGATAGTCATGTTCACAAATCATACTCCCGAAGGAGTAATAAACCAGATGAACAGTTTAGTGTCATGCTCAGGACAGGTCATTTTTACCGTTCACGGAGGAGAGGCAGTTTAGAGTCATGCCTCAGGACATTTCCCCAACAGGAGGTTCCCCGAAGGATGCCTTATCCTACCTCAGAGATGAGGATGGATTCAATAAGGTGTGTGTAGGTAGTGTCGGTGAAACGGACACGAACCCACTGTTGTTTGGTACTGTTGGCTGGATACCGGGCACAGTAAAGGATGTTGGTACGGATACGGGGTTCATCGCATTGGAAGAGAGCACCACTATCATCGTAGAAGACAATAACCCCTAGGTCAGAGTCTCTGCCCCAAAGGGAGAGGGGCAAGAAGAAAGAGAGGAGGAGAAGGAAGGCTTTCATTGTTGGTTTACCTGTAGGATTGAAATACTCTTTTCATGAATTTGAGATTCTATATCGAAGAGCTCTTTGGTAGTGTGAGCCAAAGCAGTATAGTGTTCCAATTGTTGTTTAAGGAGACCAAGACGTGTGGCAGAGAGTTGTAAGAGCTCACCTGTCAGTTTTATGGTTTGCTTTAAAGATGACTCTTGCTGCTCTTGGTTTTCTGATTGTGTTGTTGGGTTGGACTGTTCCTTTCCTTTTGGATGTAAGTAGTAGCGATAGACCTTCCGAGGAAAGAGGTCAGAACCCTTATCAAACACTCGGAGTTCTGCCTGCTGAAAGAGATGTGGGGGTACTAGTGCCATTGCAGCCTCTGCCTGATGACTATCCTTATCAGGATTATCAGTCTCGAAATAGATTTGAGAAGGGTCAGCAGAGTAACGGACAAGGAAGACATGAGATTTTGACATGGGATGAAGCTCCTGTTGTAAGAAAGAAATGAAGCCGCTCGAAAGGGCGGTTTTGTTTTGTTCACAAACCAAAATAGGAGTGAGCGCGTAAGGCGCCAGAGAACAGAATCACAAACCAAGCAGAAGGGTCTTCTTGCTTTGGTTTAAGGGGAAAGGATACTCTTACTCTTGGTTTAACTAAAGGAGCCCTAAATGAACCAAGAAGTGATTGTGAAGGAAGACCTCGTTGATTTGGAGGTACTGAAGAAGGTAACACCGAAGAAGCTACGCTATCTGGTGAATGAGAAGTTGGTAGAACAGATAAACAGTCTGTTGTACGAACCAGAGTATCGGGATGCTTATCGGGAGAACCTGCTTGGGTATGTTAATGTTTTGAATGACCCAAACACCAAGATGACAAACTACTTGCAAGCAGTAAAGTATTGCACCTTCAAGCTGGCAGGAAGCAGCAACATGGATGCTTATATAAAGACCTTTCCTGACAGGTATAAGCGGATGCTTGCTGATGGAAAGGATAGTCAGGCTATCAGTAGTTATGTAGCTGCTTGGAACAGGAGCAGGATTGTTACTAGCATCATGGAGCAGGCTGCTGTTCCTGTTTGGTTGGTTAATGCAGACTTGTTTCAGGAGGCTATCAATGTGCAGGCACACATCATGCGAACAGCAAGAAGTGAGAAGGTAAGAAGTGATGCAGCAAACAGTCTGATTAACCATCTGAAGCAGCCAGAGGTAACAAAGCATCAGTTGGATATTGGCATCAAACCCGGTAAAGAGTTGCTGGAGTTGAGGGAAGCTATAGAGGAGCACAGCAAGCTACAACAGTTGGCTATTGCTTCTGGGAACGTAACTGCTAAAGCTATTGCTGAGATGGGGCTAAGTTATGGTCAAGAAGACAATTGAGGAGATGCTCAATGAGGTGGATTACAGTCATGACAAAGACTATGTACCCACCGAGTTTGCCTTGAGTATGGTGAACTTCATCAAGCTGGTGAATGGGGAAGAAGGAGAGGAGAACAAGACTCCTGTTCTTCACATGAAGATGTTTGACCAATATGTGAGTGGCAAGAGACGGATAGCCAACCTGATGCACCGGGGGGCAGCCAAGAGTACAGCAATGGAGTACCTCATCTTCAGATTGGCTGCTTATGGAGGTGAGTTGGAAGGTCTGGGGCAAGTACATCTTGCCCTTTATATTTCTGATTCGATTGATAATGGTGTAAAGACCATGAGGAAGAATCTTCAGTTCAGATGGGAAAACAGTTCCTTTCTCCAGAAGGTGATTCCAGCAGCAAGATTCACAGACATCGAGTGGCAGTTCACCAATGCGGATGGTGTGTTGTTTGTGGTTAAGGCATATGGGGCAAGTACTGGTGTTCGTGGTACTCGTGCTCAAGGGAAACGTCCAATGCTTGCTCTGCTTGATGACTTGGTATCAGATGAAGATGCAAAGAGCCCAACCATACTGGCTTCTATCAAGGACACAGTATTCAAGGCTGTTGAGTATGCACTTCATCCAACCAAGAACATGATTATTTGGAACGGTACTCCGTTCAATCAGTCAGACCCTCTTTATGAGGCTATTGAGAGTGGGGCATGGGCTAGTAACGTTTTTCCTGTGTGTGAGAAGTTTCCTTGTAGTAAAGCTGAGTTCAGGGGAAGTTGGGAGGATAGATTTCCTTATGAGGCAATCAAAGAAGCCTATGACAGGAATGCCAGTCAAGGAACACTGCCCTCTTTCTATCAGGAAATGATGCTCAGGATTATGAGTGATGAAGACAAGCTGATACTGCCAGAGGACATCAGATACTACAATTTGGGACAGCTACTGAGCAGAAAAGAGAACTTCAACTTCTATATCACCACAGACTTCGCTACCAGTGAGAAGCAGGGAGCAGACTACTCGGTTATCTCCGTCTGGGCATATAACAACAATGGAGACTGGTTTTGGGTAGATGGTATATGTGAACGTCAGGACATGGGAAAGAACATGGATGCTCTTTTTTACTTGGCTCAGAAGTACAGGCCTATGAGTGTAGGGATAGAGGTAACAGGACAACAGGGAGGGTTCATTCCTTGGTTGATGGATGAGCAGATGAGACGAAACATCTGGTTCACTCTTGCAAGTAAAGATAATTCAGGCAAACCCGGTATCAGGCCAAACACCAACAAACTACAGCGGTTCAATGTCGTTGTTCCTTGGTTTAAGCAGGGGAAGATGTACTTCCCTTCTGCTATGGACAATCACAAAGCATTGAAAGAGATGTTTAATGAATTGAACCTTGCAAGTGTTGGAGGATTCAGAAGCAAGCATGACGACGCTATTGATACGGTATCCATGCTTGCATCCATGCAAGCCTTCAAGCCAGGGGAAGCTCCTCAGATGAAGCTGGCCGATGGTGTTTATTCATTGGTTGAGCCAGAGGAAGAATATGAAAACACCTACATTGTTTGAATATGAAATTTGATGAATTTATTGATGTGCTGACAACTGGAGAGTTGAGTCTGCATCCAATAGGACAAACTGACTTGGCAGGTAATCCTAAGCAGATGCTTCGGTTGGTTACTCTGGTTAATCAGGGATTGAGGGAACTGCATAAGCGGTTCCTTATTCGTAAGGGGGTAGTGATGGTGGAGTTAAATCCGTGTTGCTACCGGTATGAGTTAGAGGAGAGGCGTCCTTATCTGAAGTGGATGGACTGTCCGCCTAACCTGATGGAAGTGTTAGATGTGGTTGCTTGCGATGGTAGACAGGTACGTCTTAATGCTTCACATAGGGTGAAGCCTTGTCCTTGTTCTTCTATGGTTGAGATATTTATGCCCTCCTACCGAACGATGGAGTTTAGTACGGATTGTGGATTGTTCCGGGTGAACTACAGGAGACATGGAAACCTTATACCCAAACCATCAGAGATAGACCGCTTCCGTATGGAAGACTACGAGCTGGACATTCCTGATGCCTACATAGACGCATTGACTTTGTATCTGGCTGCCAAGATGTATGGGGTACAGCTACCAAGAGAAGGCAATGCTGTTCAGATGAATCCGGGACTGTTGTATCGGCAGAAGTATGAAGAGGAGTGTCAGCGACTTTCTTCCTTGGGTTATGAGGTAGAAGGTATGGGCAACTATCAACAACGTTTTAGCGAGACAGGAATGCCATGAGTAATGCAGCACAGGAGCTCGAGTTGAGCATAGAGGACATCCGTTCCAAGGAAGAGAAGAAACTGACTGACTGGGCTAATGAACCAATGCTCAGGCAGTTGAAAGCTGACTATACCAATGGCCAACATACTCGTAATGAAATCATGATGAAAGTATGGGACTGGAGAGATGCCTTTGAATGTACTGGCAAGTACTCTGTACCAAAGGTCAAGGGCAGAAGCACTGTCCAGCCCAAACTGATACGGAAGCAGGCTGAGTGGAGATATGCAGCACTCTCGGAACCCTTCCTGTCTTCCAGCGACCTATTCGAGGTAAGTCCGGTCAGTCATGAGGACAGGAAGGCTGCAAGGCAGAACAGCCTTATCCTTAACAACCAGTTCCAGACCAAGATTAACAAGGTACGTTTCATAGATGACTTTGTAAGGAGAGCAGTCAATGAGGGGACGGTGATTGTTCGTGTTGGTTGGGACTATCAGGAGAAGCCAGTAGAGGAAGAGTTCTACCAGTATCAGTACCTGCCTGTACCGCCAGAAGCCCAAGAGCAGGCAGAGCAACAGCTACAGCAGCTCATGGACATGAAGGTCAATGAACCAGATGGTTTCACTCAGATAGACCCTGCCATGCAGGAGATGGTACGGGTATGGGAAGAGGAGCAGCAGATAGTCATTCCTCAGGTAGTAGGTAGGGGGGTGAGACAGGTAATGAAACCTGTCGTAAACAAGCCCTCATTGGAGGTATGTGATATCGAAGCAGTAACCATAGACCCTACCTGCGAGGGGGACATAGAGAAGGCTGAGTTCCTGGTTTACAGCTTTGTGAGTAGCCTCTCTGAGCTGAAGAAAGCAGGTATCTACCAGAACTTAGACCAGCTAGCCAAAGACCCAGGCAAGAGTATGGGTATGCCAGATGGAGAGTTCATCTTTGGTTCAGCAGAGCAGGTATTCCGGGACAAACCAAGACAGAAGCTCTATGTGTATGAGTATTGGGGTTATTGGGATATTGATGGTAATGGGGAGACCAAACCCATAGTAGCTACATGGGCTGGTAATACACTTATCCGCTTGGAAGAGAATCCTTATCCGGATGGGAAGATACCCTTCGTTGTGGTTCCATATTTGCCAGTCAAGAACAGTGTCTATGGAGAGCCTGATGGTGCTTTGCTTATAGACCACCAACGAGTGATTGGTGCAGTAACCAGAGGGATGATTGACCTGCTAGGCAAGAGTGCTAACAGCCAGACTGGTATTCCGGTGAATCTGTTAGACAGTCAAAACCTGAAGAAGTTTCTTGCAGGACAGGACTATCAATACAACGCCAACCTCAATCCTCAGCTTATCTATCAACACACCTATCCAGAGGTACCAGCATCAGCTATGAATCTAATTCAGTACATGGCTGGAGATGCTGAAGCTCTTACTGGGGTTAAGGCTTTCAGTACAGGTGGAGGTATTACTGGTGAAGGTATGGGTGAGAGTGCTACGGGAGTACGCTCTGCTATGGATGCTGCATCAAAAAGAGAGATGGGAATCCTGAGAAGACTTTCTGATGGAATCATCCAGATAGGCAGGAAAATCATTTCTATGAATGCTGCCTTCCTCAATGAGGAAGAGATTGTCCGTATTACCAATGACTCTTTCGTCAAGGTGAGACGGGATGATTTACCGGGTAACTTTGATTTGAAACTCACTATATCCACAGCAGAAGCAGACAACGAGAAAGCACAAGAGCTCGCTTATATGCTCCAAACAATGGGTAACAACATGGCTCCAGAGATGAGTCAGTTGATATTGGGAGAGATAGCTCGTTTGCGTAATATGCCTGACCTTGCCAGAGCTATTGAGAACTACAAGCCAGAGCCAGACCCAATGCAGCAACAGATGCAGCAGCTTGAGCTTGAGAAAATGCAGGCAGAGATTGATGCTATCCGTGCTGACGCTATGAAAGGACAAGCACAGGCAGAAGTGAATATGAGCAAGGTAGGAACTGAACAAGCCAAAGCTAACAAGACACAGAATGAGGCTGACTTGAAGAGTCTGGACTTTACTGAGCAGATGAATGGTATCAAGCACAATCAGGCAAAAGAGCTCAAAGCAATCGAAGGACAAAACCAGTTGGCTATTGCAGGAGAGAAAGCAGATGCTTCTCTTGAACAGGCTTTACTCAATAACTCGGCAAAGGTGATTAGTGATGCTAACAAAACAAGAAACAGCAAAGGCTGAAAAAGACATTGAACGTTTCAAGGCTTATGAAAGGCTTTTGAAGAATGTAGACTTTCAGAAGGTAATCCTTGATGGATACCTTCATGATTATCCACTCGAATTGATTTATTCAATTATGCTTGTGGATAATGAAGAGACCCAACATAGAAGACTTTATGGTGTTGGTTTGTTAAAGCAATACCTCGAACAGTTGAAGTTCGCTGCTGATACGGCAACGGAGATGCTGAGAGAGGACAGAGAAGAGGTTAATGAACTATGAGTATAGAAAATCCCCAAGACACTTCCACAATGTCCGATGAGGAGTTTCTGAACCAATGGAATGCAGGTGTTCCTGCTCCCGAAGAGGAGCATAAGGAAGAGCCTGCTGAGGAGCCGCAGGAGGCTGCTGTAGAGCCCGAAGAGGATGAACCTGAGCAAGACCCTTCCCCTAAGGAAGAAGAGCCTGAGGAAGCCCCTGAGAGTGGCAAAGATGAAGCAGAAGAAGCAATCGACTATGAGGCTGCTTACAAGAAGATTGTAGGTAGTTCTATCAGAGCCAATGGTAAGGACATTCAGCTACGCAATGCAGATGAGGCTGTAGCGCTCATTCAGATGGGAGCCAACTACAACAAGCGTATGCAGGAGATGAAGGCCTACAAGCCCTTCCTGACCATGCTCAAGAATGCTGAGCTGCTGGATGAAGCCAAGCTCTCTTACCTCATAGACTTGGCTCAGAAGAAGCCTGAAGCAGTAGCCAAACTCATTCAGGATAGTTCCATTGACCTCTATGACTTTGATGTAGAAGAACAGGCCAAGTCCTACCAACCCAAGAGCTATATGCCTGACATGAGTCAGGTAGAGCTCAATGAAACACTTGCTGACCTTGCAGCCCAAGACCGAGTTGTCTATGACAAGACAATGGGCATACTCGGTGGATGGGACAATCAGTCAGCAGACGTATTGATGAAAGAACCAGCCATCATCAGAACTCTGAATGACCAGATGAAGACTGGTCTGTTTGAGACAGTCTGGAATGAAGTTCAGAGACAGAGAATGCTAGGCAACCTGATGGGTGTGAAAGACTTTGATGCTTATCGACAAGTAGGTGATGCAATGTTTGGAAACCAGCAACCAAGACCTGCTGCAAGCCAACCAAAAGCACAAGCCAACACCCAAGCCAAGAAGAAGGTAGCAGGAGCAGGAAAGAAACCTGCTGCAATGCCTCAAGACACAGAACAGGACTTCTGGAACATGAGCGATGAAGAGTTCCTGAAGATGGCTAACTTACCTTATTGATTTCATCCCCTCTTTAAGGGGACTAACTTTATTGGAGCAAACACATGGCAATTATTTATGACAAGGGTACACAAGCGAATCCTTCCTCGATTGACAAAGGAGGTGCACCCAGTCGTCAGATTTCTGTAGAGCATTACTGGCGAAAAGCACTCTATGAAGCAATGCAGGAAATGTACTTCGGACAGTTGGCTGATACGGTTACGATGCCGTACAACCAAGGCAAGAAGATTTCCCTGTACCACTACATTCCCCTGCTCAATGACGCTAACGTCAATGACCAGGGTATCAATGCTACTGGAGCAACAATTACTGACGGTAACTTGTATGGCTCAAGTAAGGATATTGGAGCTATTCCTGCCAAGCTGCCAGTACTCTCTGAAGAAGGTGGACGAGTAAACCGGGTAGGCTACAGTCGTAAAGTTATTGAAGGTACCTTCCAGAATCTTGGTTTCTTCAGTGAGTATTCCGAAGACTCAATGAACTTTGATACTGATGCCGAGTTGATGATGCACATCAACCGGGAGATGTTAAATGGTGCAATGAAGATTACCGAGGATATGCTCCAGATTGACCTACTCAACGCTGCTGGTGTGGTTATGTACACTGGTTCTGCTACCAGCAATGCAACAGTTACTGATGAAGTTACTTATGCAGACCTTGTTCATCTGGGCATCACTCTTGACCAGAACCGTACGCCGAAACAGAGCACCATCATCACTGGTACCCGTAACATTGATACTCGCACCATTCCCAATGCTCGCATTATGTATATTGGCTCTGAGCTGATTCCCTTGGTTATGAGCATGAAGGACTTCCACAACAACCCGGCATTCATTGGTGTTGAGAAGTATGGTGCTGCTGTTACTCCGTTGAAGGGTGAGATTGGTGCTGTTGCTGGTTTCCGTTTGGTAGTTGTTCCTGACATGATGCGTTGGGCTGGTGCTGGTGCTGCAAGTACTGACCCTGCTTGGCATGGTAACAATACGAACAAGGACGTACTGCCTATGCTCGTAGTTGGGGACAAATCCTTTACTACTGTTGGTTGGAACTGGAAAGGCAGTCCTTCCTCTACTAGCAAGCAAGACCACATCAACTCAATCAAGTTCAAGTTGATGCATCGCAAACCGGACATGAATCCTCAAGACCCATTCGGCAAGATTGGTGCCATGAGTATTCAATGGTGGTATGGATTCCTTGCCCTTCGTCCAGAACGGATTGCAGTTATCAAAACAGCAGCCAAACGTTAAACTGTATGGCCTCCTTCGGGAGGCTTAAATTTATTCTCTATAGGAGCAGACAATGGAAGAGCAACAGCAGTCAGAACGAGAACAACTTAAAGCCCAAGCCAACATTCTTGGTTTGAAATATCCAGAGAACATCATGACAGATAAACTTCGTACTTTGGTTCAGGAAGAATTGAAGAAACGGGATGAAAAAGAACCACAAGTACCCGAAGCAATTGACAAAGAGGGATACAACAATGTCATGAAGTTGGTTCGGATTGTTCTGACACCTAATGACCCGAACAAGAATCAGTACAACGGGGAAATCTTTACTGTCATGAACAGCAAGTATGGAACCGTCAAGAAGTACATCCCGTTCAATAACCAAAATGGTTGGCACGTTCCAAACATCATGGTTCAAATGCTCAAGGAGAAAGAGGCTCAAATCTTCGAGAGTAAGAAGGTTAATGGCAAGGAGCAGGTACAGGGCAAGCTCATTAAGGCATATAACGTACAAATCCTTCCTCCGCTTACAGCAGAAGAGTTGGCTGCCTTGGCTCAAGACCAACGGGCAAGACAGGGCTTGGAGTAAGACATGGCTGATGAAGTAAAGCAGCTCATCATCTCTCAAGCCAGTCAGGACATTCCTCTTGACCGTCTAACTCATTTGACTCTTGATGGTAAAGGCATCTTTGATGAGTTGCTTACTCTTCAGCGTAAGCATCTCCAACGGGAGTTTGATGAGCAACGGATTGATGGTCGTGAATATGCTGAAGCTTACAAGGCTACTTACATAGCAACCCTTCAGGCAGCGATAGAGTTCTTGCTGGCCAAAGAGAAACAGTGGTATGAAATAGACCTGTTGGAGGCTCAGGCAGAGAAAGCTCGCAGAGAGTCAGAGCTCTTGGCTGAACAAATCAAGATAGCCAAGGTAGACTTCCTCATTCGTCTGAAAGAGCTTGAGCTCAAAGAATGGGAACTTAAAATCAAGGAACAGGAACTCGAGATTGCCAAAGCACAGCTTGCTCTTACCCTTCAGAAGGTTATCACAGAGAGAGCTCAGACAGATGGTTCAGTTATTGGTAAAGGCTCCGTCCTTGGCAAACAGAATGAATTGCTGGATGCTCAAATCAAAGGCTATGACAATGACTTCAAACTTAAGATATTCCAGCAATGGGTATCCACATGGATTAGTCGTCTCAACAACGATGCTGCCCAGACCAGTGATGAGAATATGCTCTACGACAAGTACATCGGAGCAGCAGGCAAGAAAGTCTTTGAGGCAGCAGGTATCCCTTTACCCTGACAAGTCAGCTTATATTCACGGGAGCTTCGGCTCCCTTTTCTTTTGGAGGAATAATGGGATTTTTCAGAAAGACCAAGACCTATACAGGCATTCAGCATCAGGTACTCTTTGAGCCCAAGAAACGGCCGAGAGCTCTTGTGGATAGCACAGCTCAATGGCTTCATGACGGTAGTCCTCAACCCGGATTGGGCAAGTTCAACAATGACGCCATAGAGACTTCTATAGTCCAAATCATGAAGTACATTGAACGAGGATGTCTCAAGGGCAACTATGACGAAATCTATGTCAACGGACGCATACGCACCATAGGCAAGCAGGCATCTCCAGAGCTCATTGACTGGCTCAAAACCAAGATGGGCAAGAACATCAGTCCGGTCTACTTCTATGAGGACTTGGAAGATAGGCATACAGCTCGTGTCATTCTCAAGGAAGAGCTAGGCTGGAACCCTGCTACCAACGTCATCAACTGGCAAGGACAGCCTTGGTATCTGGATGATGTATTCATCTACCTCAATACAGACCCCAAGACACCCACACTAGGATATGCCTTCAAGGCTTCTGAGACGCCCTTCAGGGGCTTCGACAGCACGAGGCCTTACAACCCCTTTACCATCGACCCTACGAGGGCTCAGGATGTCTTTGTAGCCCGTCTCTGTTTCAGGAAGGCTCACGTCAAGGATGTGCTTTACGAGGTTATCCATCACGGAGGAGGAACCAATGAAGCATGGCAATCAGACTCCAACGAGCGAGATGAGAACCAAGGAAGAACAGCTCCTCACGAGGAGCACAGACCAGACTTCAGGAAACTGATACGTTCCTACAGCGCAGGAGGCAAGGAATACAGGCTCTATGAGGAGTGCACCAATGTCAGATACTGCTACGGGGATATAACCCTCTCATACGCCCGTTATCGAGCTTCTAGCAATATCAACAACCCTCCCTTGGCTGACAGGTACTTCAGTATTGCCTATTCCTATGTGGAAGGAGGCAAGCGGGTCATTGATTACATCATCCTGACAGAGAAGGATGGAGCACCGGGTCTGTATGGCAAGGAAGTAGACTTCGGAATGTTCATACCTCGAATCTACTACAGGCATGACAAGAAGTGGCTCTCTGAGTTCAAGGGAACTCCCTTCTACAGTCAGACCATGAAGATGTGTAACAAGCTGGGCTATCCCTTACATAAGATGCAAAGGACACTGAAGAAGGGAATCAAAGATGATGATGAGGAGAAGGTAGCCAGCGCTTATCTAATGTGGGGATGTCCTTTGGATGGGAAGAGTAAGGCAGAACTCTCCTACTTGTGGTACTTCTGGAACAAGTTTGCAGAGCTTGCTAATGGAGCTCCAATAGACACAACTCAAAGCTCATTAGAGCTACCGGGTACTTCCTTAGACCTTTCAACCAAGATGGATAAGACTACCTTTGAGGTGAGCAAGATACTCTTTGAGAACAAGGCAAGTAGTATAGGAGGTGATGGAACCATCAAGACAGAGAGAATCCTTGGTTCATGGAAGATAAGTCGTCAGGAAGGTTCTCAAGTGCTTTCATTCACTGTCTATGATATCTCTTACAAGACTCATGTCATGGGTGGTCATATGGCTTGGCTGGATACAGATTCAACGGATGCCAAACTCTTTGCTCCGATACTCTTCGCCTACTTCCATGAGCATATTCCCTTCAAGGAGAAAGAAGCACTCCTCTATGCCAGTATGTTCCTTGAGTTCACAACCATAGTGAGGAAGAGGCAGACATTCTTTGGTTCTCTCTTCGGGAAGATAATCACCTTCGTTGCATCTGTCATTGTGAACTGGCTTTCCAATGGAACTTTGTCTGGGTTTGCTCAAGCCTTGTGGACAGCAATACAGGGACTCATAGTCTCTGTGGTTATAAGTATCGCTGTTAGGGTTGTAGCTAATATACTGCCCTTCCAGATTGTTGCTGCTTTGGCTGCTGCTCTTGCTTTGTTTGGGTTATATGCTGGAATTATGCAACTAGCCAACATCAGCAAGGCATTCACTATCCTTCATATGAATGCCAAAAACCTTCTGGAGGCATCCAGTGGTTTGATTGGTTCTTCTGTTCAGAAGCAACAAGCTCATATCCAAGAACAACTCAAGGACTACAACAGGAAGATGCAGGAGCTTCAGGAAGAGCGTTCCTACACAAGACCACCACTCATAAATGACAGACCACCAGACAGCAGCAGATTTATCAGTCCGGGAGAAACCCTCGATGAGATGGTCTCAAGAACCATTACCTATAATGTGGGTCAGGTAGCCATTGACTACATAGGAATGAGCTATGAGTATTCACTTGGTTTACCTACTTTCCAAGAAACCCTTTCCAAAATCAGGAGAAGACAATATGGCTTTTCAATGGCAACAGCCTGACTATGTAGCCCAATGGAACAATGGTTTTAATCCATATCAGCAAATGGGTTATCAACCTTATTCCTCTACACCGGGTACAGCTCTTAATGCACAACTCAATCCGGGAGACGCTCCTAACTGGGGTGGTCTTTCTTTCATGAACAAGGCCAATACTCTGTTTGGTGGTTTACAGACCTTGGGTAATCTCTATTCAGGAATACAGTCAATTCGTCTGGGCAAGCAGCAACTCCGTCAAGCAAGAGACCAATGGAACAAGCAATGGGATGCTGCTCGCAAGACACACAATGAAGCATTGGATTTGAGAGCAACCAATCGCTTCAATGGAAATGCTGCTCAGATTGCAGAGCATAATCGCAAGTTCTCTATTTGAGGAATAACCAATGGGAAAGATAGAACAGTTCAGACCACAACAGCCTGATATGCACACTGGTTCAGCCCTGCTTCAGCAGGGCTTAAATACATTGGCAGGTGCTTTCAATCCTTTGCGGGATGCGATGAACAAGGCAGCAGAGAATGAAGCCAACAGGAAGACAGGACTCCTACAACAATACATAGCAACCCATGACCCGAATGCTCCTGATTTTCAGGAAGGGCTTAATCAACTTAGAAGTCAGGGAGTCAATTGGCTTCCACCTGATGAGCAGAAGATTAGTGATGCCATCAGCAATCGCTTTAATCAGTTATCCCAGTTACAGACAGCAGAGTTACAACAGCAGAGCTTACGCACATCAAATGCTGCTGCTGGCAAGAATCTTGGTTGGATGGATGAAAACCATGAAAGAGATGTTAGAGCCAAGGAAGCAGATATTGCTGGCAAGTATCTGTCCAATGCTGGTGCAGCTATATCCAATGACATGGCTGGCAATCAGCTCAGAGACTACAACGAGAAGAGAGAGGGCTATGAGATTCAGGCAGGGAACTTTGCTTTATTGGCTGAAGGAAAAATGTCTGATAGTCAAAAGATGGCATTCTTTGACAGTCTTCCTCCTGCTTTGGTTCCAGAGGCACTCAAACTGTTGGATGACCCTTCTAAGACACCAGCTCAGAAATCTTCCGACTTTAACAAGCTGTTGGGACACATAGGTAAGGCAGCAGGTATTACTGCACCCTTCAGCAAAGGAGGTGTTATTCCTGATGTTATTACTCAGACACAGGGTGGGAATACTCTTGGGAATATAGCTTCTTCTATTGGTTCGCAGTTCACAGGAGCAAGCCCTGTTCCAAAGTCATCAGGTAAGTATGCCTACTCTGATGCTCCTGCTTTGTTGGCTCAGGGAGGAGATGAAGGAGGCTCTCTTGGTCATTTGCTTCATACAGGTGAAAGCAGAGTAAGAGGCTTTGACCCCTACGATGTTTATAACTATCGGTCAGGAGACAGTTATCCTGCTGGTAGGAAGCAACTAAGTCTTTCCAACAAAACTATCGGAGAGATTATGGATATGCAGGCAGGTGATGGGGATGGGGCACTGTTTGCTGTAGGCAAGTACCAGATTGTTCCCAAAACCATGCAGGCAGCAGTACAGGCCTTAGGTATAGACCCTAACACCAAGTTTGATGCAGCGCTTCAGGACAGAATCTTTACTGACTATCTGGCCAAGGACAAAAGACCAGACCTGAGAGACTACATCCAAGGCAAGCACAACGACCGCTACAGGGCTCTTCACGCTGGTGGTTTAGAGTGGGCATCAGTCAATATGCCCAATGGCTATAACGCCTATGACAAATCCAACAATAGTCCTATCAAGATGAAGGGCAGACAGAGAGGAAGCATCTCTGCCGAGCAGTTCATGCAAACGCTAGACCAGACTCGTGAGGCCTATGCCGAGCTGGTGAGACAAGGGATGAATCCTGATGAAGCGTACAGGGCAGCTTTGCGCTTTGGTTTCAGTCCAGACGCCAAGCCAGCCACAGGCAACACAACACCAGCACAGGAAGTCCAACCAGCCCTTGTAAGCCCTTCTACAGCCCCTCAAACATCAAACCCAAGTAACCCTATAGGGGTAGCTGCTCAAACGGCTGTAGCAGCTCCTGAGAAGGCTTCTACAGGGTCTTTGTTGCCTGAGTCTTGGCAGCAGTTACAACAGCCCAGTGCACTTCAGGGCAAGGAGCTTCTAACAGCAGTACCACAGCAGCAGCAAACCACACCTCAAGAAGAGAACCCCTTGGCACGGTCAGTAAGAGAGGCAGCAGAAGCAAGTGGTCAGTTGGTCAAAGAGCAGTCTTCATTGGCAGAAGCAGCTAAACGTAGGGAGGAAGAGCAGAAAGAGTTGAATGACCTTGAATTGGCAACCATGCAGTTGGATGTTGGTGTTGAACTCTCTGATAAACAGAAAGCCCGATTGCTGGAACTACGAAACAAATATTCAGGAGAAGGGGAAGGTAATGACGATGAAATTGAATACAAGGCCTATCAGCTAAGTCCGGCTGAGAGGCAGGCTGTAGATGTTTCCCTTGGTTTGAGAGGAAAAGGAGTAGCCAACCAATTATTAGCAGCAGATGACCAACTGGCAGAACTGAAAGCCAAGAAAGACCATACTGATAAGGACAGAGCCTATATCAAGCGACTCGAAGAGAGGAAGGGTTTACTTTATCAGGAAGGGATTGAGAAGACTCCCTCTGGCAAGAAACTCAAGGAACTGGAAGATGCTGCATACAAGGCAGCCAACAGTCTTGATAAGACAGAAGCAGACAAGGGCAGGAATCAACTGGCTGAAGTAGAGAAGCAGAGAAAGTCTTTGGAAGAAGCAGCTCAGAATGAGTTTGTAAAAGCCATTCAGGAAGAACAGCAGAATTACGCCAAGGCAGCAGAAGACAGGAAACTCAAACCAGAGCAAACCAAGGCATATCAGGAAGCACAGCGATATGGTCAGCTTATTCAGGTACTGGATACCTTGCAGCCAACAAATGAAGAAGAGCAGCAAGAGAAGCAACAGATGCGTGATGCCCTTGTACAGCTTCAACAGACCCATCAGGCAAGCATTGAAGAAGAACGTGTTACTGGTGGCTCATTGCCAGTTGAGTCCTTGGGTAATAGTCGAGTAGAGGCTTTAGATACCTTAATGGAGAAACTAGGCAAAGGAAGTGATGACAAGTGGTTTACGAATCTGGACAAGGATTCCCAGAAAGCATTACTGAATGCTGCCAATGACCTTTCAAGAGACATCGAAAACATCAAGTATGATGAGACTGAAAAGCTCAAGAGTGGAGAAGTACTCAATCTGAAAGACACCATGAAGTTGTTCAAGTCATGGCAGACAAGACCAGAGCAGATTCTGGAAAGCGGGGACAAGATAGTTTCCAGAGACAAGAAACTGGATGGACTCGACCGCAAGAAGACGGTCAAGTTAACCCAAATGCTGGTTGATACTATCCGGCAGGGTTATCAGAAAGGTGAGGATGGCAAATACCGTCAAACCTTTGGGGATGATATTTTGCCTGTTGGTTTTACTGAAGAAGACTGGAAGAAGGTCATCAATAAAGCAGTCTATGAACTATCTAATGACCACAAACAAGCCAAGGCCAGAAGTTTCCTTTGGATGCGTTCAAAACAGGATATGGAGCACTATGACAACTTCCTGACTAACTTTGAGGGTCAGGAACAGCGCTCTGTCTTTATGCAGGAAGTTCTGAACAAAACCATAGATGAAGTGGCAGAAGGTAAGGCCAAAGCCATGAAGCAAAAAATCAACAAAGCCATCCATGACCGTTATGGCAAGCTGGATGACCTGCAAATAACTGACATCATCAAACAACAAACCGGAGACAAGAAATGAATGATTTACAGAAAGCACTACTAAGACAGAAATTCAATCTGGAGAAAGCAGCAGAAAAAATAGAGCAAGACAATCTTGCCTATCAAATGCAGGAAGCTCCGAATACCTTTGGTGTAAACCTTCCAGAAGATTCCGGCTATGCCGGAACTTTCTTTGGAGCAGCAGGACGTACTGCTGCTGAAGCTGGTTTGGGTCTTGTATCTGTTGGAGACCGTATTACCAATCCAGAATCAGACTGGTGGCAGTCAGCAAGACTCAATGCAACACAAAAGTCTTTGGGCAACAAGATTAAGGCCAACGAGCAATTGGACTTCCAGATAGAGTCTTTGAGAGGACAACTGGAAACAGCTACATCTGTAGGAGAGATGGAAGCTCTGCGTACTCAATTAACCAGAGCAGAACAACAACGTAAGCAATATCTCCTCACAGAAGAGGAACGAAAAGCCTCTGAAGGATTTGACGTACATGGTGAGCTGGAGAAAGCAGATGAATATCGGGTACGTCAGCACAACATTACCCATCCTTGGGGATGGAATCCTGAATCTCTCGGAAACCAAGAGAATGCTGTAACTCACCAAGGAAGGATGGCAGAGAGCTATTCACACTTGGACAGGGCACCAACTGTTGGAGATGCTGTACAAGCCTATCTAGCCAATATGGATGGTATTCAGGGAGCAGAGATACTGGGTGGTACTGCTCCTTTCTTGGTTGGTGGTTTTGCTGGTGCTGCTGGTAAAGGTGCTGGTGCTTTGAGCAGGGTTGCTGGAGCAGGTGAAGGCTTGTCAGGAGCTATTGCCAAGGGAGCAGCCAAGGCAACTAGCCTTGCAGGCAATACGGCAATCTTTGGTGATGCTGCACGGGTATATCAGCAAGGGGTAGAACAACAGCGCTTAACCAACAATGGAGATGGTACCTACAAGCCCTTCCTCTCAGGAGAAGAGGAAGCCACAGCACTTGGTTCAGCAGCTCTTTATGCAGCCCTTAACAAGGCAGAAGCATCAGGTTTGGTAGCAACACTCAAGGGACAGAATCCATTGGGAAGATTTGCAGCACGCATAGTCAACAACACAGGCATTGCCAAGACTCCGATACTAGGCAGTACAGCCAGAGGTATCACCCGTACAGTAGCTAATCCCTTTGGTTTGACAGCAACATCTGCTGGACTGGAAGGAACAGTAGAGCTGGCACAGACATGGTTGGAAGAGAAAGCCAAGGGCTTGGAAGCTACACCAGAACAGTTGGGTGAATCCTTTGCTGCTGGTGGAATCATGGGTGGTGTTTTGACTGGTGGAGGTCAGTTGGGTGGATATGCTTCTGGCAAGGCAGAGCAAATAAATCTGAAGCGTCAGCAAAGTAAGCTGATGGCTCCCAAAACAGCAGAACAAATGCAACAGGGACTGGATATGTTTGTGAAGGCAAATCCTTCTAGTGAGACATACAACCCGTCTGCATTCATGCAATCCAACATAGACAACCCGCACATGACAGAAGAAGCAGCAAGTGCTGTTGCTCGTGCTGTTGAAGCAAATCTGCTTAATGCCAAGGACAATGTTCAGCTCTATGAGGACATCATCAAAGAGCATGGCAAAAAATCTAATCTCTCCGAAGCAGAACAAAGTGAACTTAATGAGGCCAAGCAGGAACTTCCCAAGATGCAGGAAGAACTGCGTAAAGCAGAAGAACAGCACAAAGCTACACTTGAACACTTGGCTTCTTGGGAACAGACCACTGGCAAGAAATACACTAGACCAGTCTTTGATGATGCTGATGGTATCAAGTCAAACAAGGTAGATACCTTCTCTGAAGAAGACTTCCTTGATATGACTCCAGAGGAAGAACAGAGAGTCAAGAAACAACTTGTCAAGATGGAGAACACATCCACCAAACCAGAAATCAGGGAGCAGATTCAGGAAGGTCTCAAGAAGACTCGTGAGCGTTTGGATAACAGACGTCTGTCTTTCTCTCCTCAAGAGCGTGCTCAGGAGTCTTCCATTGATGGTTTAGAAGCCATACTCAAGAATGACAAGGCCTCTGCTGAAGACAAGGCTGAAGCACGATATGACCTGTTAGCCATAAGCAGAAGGCTGAAAAGAGACCCTTCTCGTTGGTTCAGTCAGGAAGAACTTTCCCGTATTGAGAAAACCAACAACAAGGATGCAGAACATATCCGCAAGTTCAATGAGCTATGGGCTAAGGGAGTAAACAAGACAGAGGTCAAGAGACGTCTGTTGGCTCTTAGAACCAAGTATGACAACAGTCCTGCTGTTCCATTGACTTATGCAGCAGATACAGATGTCTTCTCTCAGGAAGAGCTGGCTCAGCTCTCCAAGCAGAAGGTACTCCCAGAAACCATAGCCAGTATCCGAGCCAACCAGAAGGCACTACAGACAGGCCATTCCTACAAGCCAAACAAGGCTGGCAAGCTCCGTCTTGAGCGTACTGCCAAGGGTAATCCCAAGCCTGTCTCCCGTAAGGCCGTAGAAGCCCGTTTACAAGCACAGAAAGAGCACTTCAAACCTCAACTGGAGGCTTGGCTGAAGGAGCAGAAGAAGAAGTACAAACAGCAGTCCTACAAAGCAGGACAGGCTGAGAAGATAGTCTCACAGAAGCCCTCTAAAGCCACGCAGGAGGCCTCCAAGAAGCCTACCCCTAATGAGGGTACTGCCCAACCTACGAACAAGGCTCAGAGGGTGCTTACCGTCGGCTTAGGAGCTACTCATGACCAGATTGACGCGGCACTCAATGACCCTCAGTCAACAGATATACAGAAGCAGAAGCTGTTGTTGTTGAAGAAGCTGCTGGACAAGACCAGAGACTTCGAGGGAGGTATTGGCAAGGTTCGTGATGACCTGATTAAGGGAGCCAGAGACAACCGGGAGAAACAGAGCCTGAAAGAGCTCTTTGAGGGTTGGTTGAAAGGAACAACAAGCAAGAGCCAACTGCAAGAACTGGCACAACAACGGGTACGCAAGGCAGAAGCATTCAGCAAGGCTTGGGAAGAGCATAAAGCGACCAGCAAGACAGTCTTCATTCAGAGAATCACTGACAATGAAGGCAAGTTTAATTGGCAGGTAGTTCCTTCACGTCCAACAGAAGGGAAGGTCTACAGCATCCACACTGGAAGTGGTTCATTGGTTAGTGCTATTGAAGGAGAAGGACGCTTCTCGGCATCCTTGCTGCAATTATTGGCCGAAAAACAGGAACAGACTCTGACTCGTACAGAAGCAAGGGAAGCTACTGATGAAGAGTATGCAGAACACTCTGGGGACTACCGTCCAACAAACATTCTGGATAATTTTAAGTATGTTTCCAGTAGACCTACACCAGACTTCGATGAAAACGACTTCAACAAGGACAAGAATGGCAACTACATTGCTGTTATAAAAACCAACAAAGATTATCCATACAGACTAATGAAGGATTACAACAAGCTGATGTGGAATGCGGATAACCATGTCTATATTGCTTTTGGTCATCCTGACAACACTAATCATGCTGGAACAAGAGCGAGACTCTGGGCTAAGGACAAGGCTAACCTTGCTTTCAATGGTGGGAAGTATTCTAAAGACCAGATAGTTTCTTATGTGGTTGACCTTCAGGATTGGGACAGCAAAAAAGACCAGTTCAAGGACTATGTTCAAAAAGAACTGGAAGCAGCTATCAAGGCTGGAGCTCAAATCAAGATACTTCCTTCAGATACTTTCAAAGAGAAAGATAGAACAGGAATAAATCAAGCCAAGCTGAATGAATATCTCGAGAGCACTATCAAGAATGAGGATGGGTTGCCTTATCGTGTGTACAGAGGAAATAGAGATGTTACATCTAGTGAAAAGGTAAACCGGGAGGTATTGAATGCTCATGTCATCAAGATGCTTCTGGATGCTGGATACAAGCCACAGGTGAACTCTGATGACAAAGGCAAGCACCATAATGGTATTTGGACAAAAGCAGCACAACAACAACAGAAAACAACCACAAGGAATATAGAGTCAACTAAGGCAGAATTGCAGAAGTTATTTAATTCTTTTGAAGGTGCTTTTAAGAGCTATCAAGACCTGTCTATTACTGTTCCTGTTACTCAAGGTATTCTTCGGGGATATGCAAGAGCAGATAAGGCTGCCCTATTGTCTGATTGGTTTAACTGGAAGGGTAAAGAAGCATGGTTCAAAAGTAAATGGCAAGGAACCAATAAGGATGAAGCCTTCAAGAAGTTTGATTCCATGTTCAGTAATGAATATGAAAACAGACCTATTCTGATGCCGGATGAGCAAGGCAATATTGATATTCACTATGGCAAGAAGCACAACTATTTCTTGAGCAATGTATACCCTTCTTCGATTTCATATGAAGGTAAGAGCTTTGCTTCAGTAGAGCACGCTTATCAAACGTGGAAATCAGGGAAGTTTAATCAAGAGGCCTATGATGCAAGAGACATCTATGCGTCAGGTAATGCTAAAGACATCTTGGAAACCAACAAACGCTTTGCTGACGAAGACAAGAGTTTCTCTGATGGTTTGATGAAACAGCTATTGCAGGCACGCTTTAACTTAGACAACAACTTCAAAAAGCTCCTGTCAGAAACCAAAGGACATACCATTACCCATTCAGTTGCTGATGCTCACTGGAAGGAGACTATTCCCAAACTGTTGGTTGAAGTTCGTGATGGTATAAACCAAGAAGAAACAATCAAACCAAACCAACAACAGGAAGCACCAAAGTCAAACCAACAAGAGAAACCAGTACAAAAGCAACCAAACACTACAAAAGAACAAGTACCTGATGAGGTGAACTCTGAAGTAGAGGAAGCTCCCATCAAGGTAGAGACCTATCAGCAACAACTGGATGGTAAGAAATTCAAGAATGAGACTGCTGTTCTTGCTGCTCTGAATGCTCTGAGAGGTACTGTTGGCAAGGTTGGCCTCGAGAAAGCAGCCAAGACTGACGGCACACATCTCGTCAAGAAGACTTCCAAGACCGAAGAAGCACGGAAGACTCTTAATGCAGAGACCTTTGACATCAAACTCAAATGGACAAACGAGAAAGGTAAGGAACAAACAACAGAGCTGTTTGCTTTCATTGGTTTGAGTGATGAACAAAGAGCTGCCCGTACTAAAAAGGCAGAAGAACAGGAGGAACAGCCAAGTCTCTTTGAGGAACAATCAGAGGAAGAAATTGCCCGGATAGAACGGGAAGAAGAAGAGGAACGCAAGCGTGTAGAGGAGAAAGAAAAGGTTGATTCATTGGCTTTTGCCAAAGACATCAAAGGAAGACTGGATGCCTATTTGAAAGGCAATATGTCGTCTGAAGATAGTGAGAGCAGACTTGTACTGGATGCCTCCATTGAAGGGGAAGAAATCAAGGTAATAACCAAAAAGAATAAAGAACAGCTCCTGAATGTCAGCTCTTCAGATTCACGTCTGAGTCCGGGTGAGCAGTTAATCAGTATGTACCTGAATGACGAGACTGCCTTGTACGGTGCTGAAAAGGCTACCCAAGAAGCGTGGGAACACGTCAAGGAAGTACGCTTCAAGGATGGTACTTACGGGATGACTATTCTTCCTCTCGAGGACTACAGGGGAGCATCTCGTAATACTGAGGGTGAATACAACGGCAATGTGTCCGTCAAGACTACTGCCCTGAAGCTAGAGGAGGAAGCGCCTAAAAAGCCCTCTAATCATGCGCAGGAGGCTCCCAAGCAAGCTACCCCTAGTAACCCTACTAGGGAAGCTCCTAGAGAGCCTCAGAGAGCTCCTACGGAGCCTACGCAGAGCAAACGAGCTCAGGCCAAGCAGAAAGAGCAGCAACAAAAGACTGACAAGGTAGGAGGATTGCTTGAGGCTTTGGGTATGAGTCAGGCCACCAGACTATTGTCTGATGTCATGCGCAAAAGACTAAAGGGTGCTGGTAATGTCATAGAACTGAACGCATCCAAGATTAAGCCACTTAACCTGATTGAAGGAGTCATAGGCCAGAAGGAAGAGGGAAGACCTCTGGCTGGTGTAACCAATATGGGTACTAATGTTCTTGGTTGGATAGCCAAGGAAGATTGGAGTGAGATTGAGCAAAGGGGCAATCTCAAAGAACCCCTCAATGAGAGCCAGAAGGAACTGTTGAGAGTCTATCGCTTGGTTCATATGTACTTGAATGGTGCTATCAACCAGACGAATGAGTTGGTTAAGAACAGCAGCAGTAAGCTCAAAGAACTGTTGGATGGAGGTATATCTCCAGAGATGGTTTCAGCCATGTCCCTCTCAATAATGGACTATGTTCAGAAGAATCCTTCCAACAGTACCGACTTCAAATCCCTCAAGAAGCAGTATGGTTTGGGTAAGGATGACTTCATGTCCTTGGAAACAGCAGAACAGCTTCAACGCTTAGGCAGGAACAGGGCATATGTCTTTGAGGAGTTGGGAAGAGCTACTAGTGATTACCTTGGTTTGAAAGCAGACAAAGGTATGTCCAGAGCTGACTTTGCCAAACTCCAGTATGAGCTTGGAGCATTGGTTTACAACCTTGTACAACAACCACAAAGAACCAACGTAGGAATATTTGCTCCGGAGAAAAAACAAACACGTCTTGAATATATGAAGACTTGGTTCCCTACTTGGTCTTATGAGCAGCAAACAAGCGCTCTGGGTGAAATAGGCTACAGCCCAGACAATGACATCTACAAGGGAAGCAACTGGAAGCTGTTAAATGACCTGTTAAAAGGAAACAAGGCAAAGACGGACAAAGCGAAGCTGAATGGTGAAGCAGCTATAAGTCCTGATGCTTTAGTCCTGTATGCCAATCTGGCTGTTAATTATGAGAAGGTGGATGACGGTTTTGATGCAGAAGGCCAGAGCCTTCTCATGTATATCTTAGCTGCCCAGAGAAACTTGCAAGGAGACAACTCACTTCATTCAGTCTTCCTTCCTGAACAGTTAGAGAAAGAGCCTGTTTTTGAAAAACCAAAGGGAAGCAACAGCTATATACGCAAGTCAGGACAACAAGTCTCCAAGGCTCAAAGAGAGAAGATGGAGAAGATTGGTGAGCAGTCTTGGAATATAGACATGAATGCTTTGGATGTACTTAACAAGGCCGACAAGCTAGGTGTGCTTGATGATTTGTTGCAGTTACCAACCAAGGAAGAGTTATCTGAAGAGCATCCTGTTCAGAAGCAGTTCTTAGAACAGTTGGCTCAGGTATATCGGAATGCTGTTGGCAATACTCTGAACTGGGCTAATAACACCAAAGACAAAGACTTCTATCTGAAGCCTGTGGTGTGGGTGAACAATCGTTGGGGTTATGAATCATCTATCTTTAATCCACAACAGAAAATCTTTGACCGTATGCTTGGTAAACCTTCTGCCTTCAAGACTTCCTTCGATAAGAAAGGATGGGATGGGTTATTCAATCCTGATGGTTCCTTGAAGAAAGATGCTCTCAAGAAGACTCCAGAAGGAAACTACAGCAGAGAAGTAAATATGCTTCTTGCCTTGGCTGAAGGGATGGAAGGACTTAAGCCAGACTCTTTAACCAAGGGTGAAGGGAATAACTATCTGAGCAGTGCTCAGACAGTGGACAAAGTAAGAGCTGAAGATTTCCTTCCTTGGCTTTATGCACATCACAAGACTGATACCTATCGTAAGGGTATTGAAGCCATGCAGGAGCTCATTGCAGGACGCAAACCAAACACAGCAGATATCCGCAATCTCCTTAAAGAGTGGGATACTGGGGAGCTGTCATTGGGTGCTCTTATTGAGTTGGCTCGATGGGAATCAGTCAAACAGGGAGATACCTTTGAAACCATGTTTGGTAGAGGCTCTGATGGTATTAACAACGGTGCTGCAATCTCTATCATCATCCAAGGAAGGATTGGTCATGAGAATGGCTGGCAAGACCAGCTTCGCAGAGTCGGTTTCTTCTTTGAGGGAGACGCTTTTGAATCAACCCAAGAGTTCCGTCGTCAGGGAGAAGGAGCGGAAGACGTCTATGAAGTAGTAGCCAGTCAATCAGCTACTGCTTTGAAACAAGATATCGCTACCAACACTTTGACCAAAGTTATTGAAGAAAACCTCTCAGAGGTAGACAACTCCTATGGCAAACGCAAGGGAGCCAAGAAAGCAGTTATTCCTGTGAACTATGGTTCAGCGATACTCTCTGCTTTGAAGGCACTCATCAACGGTACGAGTGAGGCTTATGAGAAGGGGTACTTTAAGGAGTACAAGAAGGACAAGAACTTTACTGCACTCAAGAAGACTACAACAGCACTGCTGAACAACTATTCTGCTTTGATAGCCGAGTTCCAAAAATTAAGCAGCAAAGTCAAGGAATACACCTCTGGAGAGTATCCGGTCATGAAAGATGTTCCCACACGCTTTGTTGCTGTAGCTGCAATGTTGGGCGTAGTTAGCCGATTGCCTGAAGGTGATGATTTTATGTCTCTCAGTCCCAATAACTGGAAGAAGATAAAAGACCTGTTTGTTCCTCTCACCGAGCAGCAGAAACAGGAATTGGTTGATAGCATCAATACAGATGGTTTCAACAAGGATATTCAGAAGATAGTGCAGATACTGATTGCGTATGGTCGAGGTATTGCAATGGCGAGTGCACTTCGGGATGTATATGGCCAGTTCATTGACCATAGGGATGATTTGACCAAGCTGCATACGTTTGCTTTTGAAGGATACAAGGCAGCAAGAGACGCTCTTACCTATAAACGATATAAGAAGATGTCTTGGGATGAGTTGACTATTGGTGAACAGGAAGAGCTCAACAAAGAGCTTGCTCCTTATCGTCCAATAGTAGATACCCTCTTTGCTCAGGGAAATCCTGATGAAGGACTAATTGCCATGAAGCAAGACCGGGTAATGCTTAGAGACCTTATGCCAACATCTCAGACAAGAGCATCTGTAACTCTTGGCTCCTTTACGGGAGAAACTCACAACTTCTCTTCTGAAGTAATCATGAGAGCTGATGTTTCTCCGGGAGTTGCTGTACACGCCAACATGGTTCAGGCAACTGATGGTAACGTAGCCTCTCATGTGGTAGCAGAGTTCCCTTCATTGCACGCACATGACAGTCAGTCATTCCCTTCAGATTTATATACACAGGGAGGCCTTCGTCAGAATGAGGTACTTGCCAATGCAATCCTTGATTATGACTACAACCTTTCTACTGTAGAAGCTGCTGTGCGTGTTGCTGCTCTTGTTAACCGTTTGGGGGTATCACTTCCAGACAAGGGAACAGATGCCATATACGAGCATCTGGATGAGTATATAGATATGGCCAAAGAGTTTGACCTTGCCAAGTTGAAGATGCTTCGCAAGATTACAGGTATTGGCAACTACGCAGGTGAATTAAGTGTCTATCATCCAGACCCTGCTGAATGGCAGAAACGGATAGATAACAAAATTACAGAGGTAGAGCGTAGAGCTGAACAGTTACAGGAAACCTTAGAAACGAGTCCTTCTACTTATGTTCACGAATCTATCTTCAGCAAGGGGCTTTCAGAGCTGGGAGACAAAACCACACTGGATAAGGTAATGAATCGTGTTGGTTCATCCATGAAGATGAATGTGCTTGGTCAAACCTACTTTGAAGAGAGCAAGAATATGCCTGTTGAGTTTGGTTCAGAAACCAAGATGGACTATCTCAAGGGACGTGTGCTTATTAATCGTAAAGACGAACCAAAAGCTATAGCTGCAACCCTCCTTGAAGCGCAGTTTCACCTACTAAATCGCAAGTACAAAAACAAACCTGAAACCAACAGAACAAGCCAAGCCATTCACAGGCTCAATACTCTTGATGCTAGTTTCAGGAATATGCTCAGGGCTTGGAATAACTCCAAGAAGAAAGACGACAAGACATTTGAAAACATCTTTGGCTTTAACCCACATCAAGAACTTGATGACGTAATCAAAGCCCTAGAAGCCAGTAACAATCATTTGGCAGTACGCTTCCTGCAAGAACCTGCCCTACACTCTGTACTGCAAAAGATGCGAGTAGACAACAAGGAGTCTATGTATAGTCGTATGGTTGGTTGGCTTAAAAAGCTGTTTGGTCTTACCACAACAACCAACCAACTGTTCTCCATGCTTCAGGGGGAGACTGAAGTAATTGAAGCTGCTCTTCTCTCAAGCAAAGACCAAGAGGCACTTCCTGATATTGCTGAGTACACACATTCATCCTTGGTTGATGATTCACTGCTTATGCAGAAGATAAAGGGGTGGTCTAAAGAGACTTGGAAACTTCCAGCCAATACTTTGGTCAAGAATCTTTTAGCTGATATTGATTCCATACCAATGTCTGATTCTCTTCGCACATATCAAAAGAGAGCACTAGAAACACTTTCCAAATATGTAAGCAATGTCCCTGTCTACTTTGAATCCAATGCTTTCGATGAAAGTCATGCTCAAGGTCTTACCAAGGGCAATTACATGGTTGACGACAAGGGCAAAGAGAGCATCATTATTCCTACATCTCGTCTGAGTCCTTATTCAGGGGTATCTGTTGGAACCATCATCCATGAGCTGGTTCATGCAGTTACTGCTCAGAACATAGCCAAAGGCAAAGACACCAAAGACCTTGCCGAGTTGTTTAAGAAGACTGTTCCCCATCTGGAACAGAGAGCTCAGGCATTAGCTACTCTTGAAGGGTCATCAGCCTTGTATGCAACAGAAGACATGGAAGAGTTCCTTGCAGAGACTGTTGCCCATCCACAGGAAGAAGTAACACAGGAGCAAATCCTTTCCCTGCTTGAAGACCTTGCCCAAGAGCAAACACAAGCCAACAAGCCAATGAACAAAGGCAGTCGTGTGGTACGTCCTTCCATGACTCCAGACAAGTTGTTTGACTACTTGGCTACTCCTGAAGATGCTTCTTTGCGTCCAGCACTTCAGTCCTTCGTCAATCCCCTCATGGAGCAGGTACCTACATGGCTCTATCAAGGCTATGAACCGGGCGAGGTATGGATGAATCTGGAGAGCTTCTCCCACAGGCATCAGGAGGCTCTCAGAGCCTTCCCAGAGCTCACACAAGCCCAGCAATACGTCTACGAGACCATCAGTACTACC